CTCATGTAGATGAACGTCTGCATATCCAAGCGGGTCTGGATAAGCTCAACAGCCTTGCCACTGATATTGCTGACCATCTTGTCTGATTGCTGGTTGTTACCCAGTATCTCAGCCATGTCGGATTCAGTGATCTGCAACAGTGCTGCCATCGCTGGCGGAATCTGTGGCGACTTGGTATAAGCAACAGGCCCAGCAGCTTGCGTCTCACCATTAGGGCCAGTGATAGGATTGACCAAGAGGTAAGGATAGTTGCGAAGGTTATCTTCAGCCCACATCACTTGGTGACCAGAGACTTGCTCAGGAAGCAGGATTGGCTTTTCAACGGATGAAAGCGCACTGATCTCGCCCAGCTTTGATAGCTGCATATTCTTCAGGCGCTGCGGGTCTTTCGCTAGGCGCACTTGGCCCATGCAACGCTCTACGTTATCAACGAACCAACGCTTGCCATAGACAGGAACGATTGGGATGTTCTTGCCAGCAATGTAGCCCATGTCGTCAAGGATGCCGCCACCGCTCATGATATACTTGCGGACGCGCTTACGCTTAACACGCTTCTGGCGAACTTCGACCGTGCCAACAGCGGCAAGAGTTTCCTCTAGCGTTTCATCTGCGTCAAAGTCTGCTTGCGTGTAGCGTTCTTCTTCGCCTTGGATTGTTAGGAAGATGCGGACAGTCTCGCGGGTTTCTTCGACGCGATAGTATTCAGCAACGAACACAACGTCAGGCGTATCCCAATCGAACTCATATTGGTGAACAGCTTTAGGCCATGTGGTTGGGTCATCATTCCATTCAGCGCGATATGCTTCGCGGGTCATAGAATACAGAACAAAGCAATACTTGGCGTCTGCCTTGTCTTGGCGCTTGGCGTCGATGTCAAAGAACACAGAGCTATCAGCGTCATAGATTGGTTCTATGCGGATGCGCTGGCGTTCGTCCTCGTCGTTCTCATCATCTTCATAGGTAGTGCGTAAGCGCCATGAACCAAAGCCACCGCCTACCGCTTCCTCAAAACCGTTGTCGTATGCTTCTTCTGCGCCGCTGTCCCGTTCGTCTGCACGATAAAGACCGTTGCAAGTCTCAGCTAGTTTTTCATCCGTGTCGCCATCTTTGCTAACAAAGTCTACAGCGATGCGGTTGTTGCGATATTCGTTGATGATACGAATGACGCTGAGGTGAATCTTGTTTACCTCAAAGCGCGGCTTGTTTTCGTATTGGTCACCCAGTGGGCCTTCCCATTGTGCGCCAGCGATTGAGTAGAAGCGTCTATCCTGAAGGCACTGGAGACGTTCATCACGCACCGACGATTGAACGCGGTCGAACTCCGTCATCGCCTGTTGATGGATGTTCGCAAACCTTTGTTCTTTATTAAGTCGAGCCATTTACCACCTTACATCTTTCAAAGTGCCAGCGGTTCATTACGCCACCAGCGCCGTGCTTGCCGCAATGTGGACAGACCACTGGACTACATGGGCCTGTCTTAACACCAATTTTAGCTCTTGACAATGTTTGTCGTTGCTCATCTGTTAAACGCTTACCCATCCGAGACTGCGACATCTTTTCCCTAGTCTCTTTGCTTGGTCTTCGTCCTTTATGCGATTCAGATAGCTTGCGTCTATGTTCTTCGGAAAGAACCTTTCCTCGCTGACCTTCCGAAATATTGCGGCGATGATCTTCGCTGTATTTTCTGCCAGTGTTTGCAGCAATTAACTTTGCCTTATTTTCTGGACTTAATTTTTTTCCGCTATGTGTATCTGACAGAACTTTGCGATGGCGATCTTTCAACCACGCATAACGCTTATTGCTACGCTGCTTGCCATTGCACATCATCCAAGCCGCAAACACTAATTTGCGCTCTGCTGGGTGTATCTTGACCAAGAGCTGATGCGCTACATAATGTTCTTCAGGCGTTAATTTGACAAGGTTTGCGGCCTCATCGCCACCACCCATACATCTTGGCACAACGTGATGAATCTCAGTATAACATACCAAGCGTCGATCCTGCGCCCGACTGATTAATCTATCATAGTGTGCAGCGTAATCCATCTACCACTTACTTACAGTAGCTAGGGGCGTAACATCAAACACTTTCGGCGGGGCTGACCTTCTGGAAGATTCACAGGCGTAGCGAAGTGCGTCAATCAAATGGTTGTCCTTATCCGCAAGCACGGGAAGGATAGTGCCTGTCAAGGGGTCGGTTTTATAACTGTAGCACGTTAATTCGTCAATCGTATGCTGGCAGCGAGGATGAACAACGATGTCATATGACTTCAACCATTCGACGCCTTCTTCTACAGACTTAGGCCCTTTGATTGCTGGCATAATCTTTGGGAAGCCATGTTTTCTCATGTGGCTGATGGTTTCAGGTCTCGCGCTATCAGCAACGATAGGCCACTTCTCAGAGTCCGGAATGGTGAAGAACAGGTCTGGCGTGTCCATAATCTCACAGCCAACGCGATACGCTTCGTAATCGACATAGATTGTTCGGCCAACAACATGGCAGCGGATTAGGACTGTCGGGTCAGATGCAAAGCCCCAGTCAGCGCCGAAGCGATGCGTTGTATCATCAGGTGTTTCGAAGTCCTCTATCTTCCAGTTGCGGAATACACGAGCCTCGCTGTTCGATGCGTAACTGCCCAGCCATACGTGCTTATATTTGTCAGGGTCACGCTCCCTGTCATATTCCATTTCTGCTTTGAGAACGTCAGGGAACCAAGGATTGTCTCTGTAGTTTACCTGTGAGACGATAGCGTCAGGCGGAGGCGTTTCTCCACGCAGCAGCATATCAATCGGGTCTGTGCTGTTCAGCGGGTTCCATGTGAACCATAGCTCGGACTCTGGCTTACGGATTGTCGGACGCAATAGGTCGAGTGAGCGTTGCGATAGCGTCTGAGCTTCTTCTACCCAAGCGCAGTCGTAACCTTCTAGCGACTTAATGGAATCAGCCGTGTGGTTCTGCATCCCCTGGAAAATGATTAGGCCATCGCCATGAACGGATTTGATTTGGCTCTCTTGAACCTCAAAGTAATCCTGAACGCCAAGCTGTTCGATCTTTAGCTCCAGCAAACGCTTGACGGACTGGCTCAAGGACTTCTGTATCTCACGGACGCAAACAGTTCTGCGCCGCTGATCCATAACGTGCGCTTCGATAACCATTTCCGCAAAGGCATGGCTCTTGCCTGAACCACGGCCACCATGAGCGCCTTTATAGCGACTGGGCTTTAGGAAAGGCTTGAACCAGCGCGGGGTTTTAATCCTTAGCGTTGTCATCTGCAACTTCGCGTATGATGCGAGTAACCATGCTTCCAGTGATGTTTAGCTTCGAAGGCTCGTTATATCCGTGCATCGCGTTTAGCTCTTTGACTGCTGATACCTTCACTGCTCCGGAGCCTTCACGATAAGCTTGCACAAGTGCTTTGACAGACATTTCACGAGACCACAGTTGCTTCTCAGCTACCTGTGCTTTCAATTCAGCAACCCTTGCCGCAACCTTTCCGTCACTCATAAGCACAGATGCTTTGGAATAAATGGTGTTATCCTTCATCCCTTCAGCATCATAAGCCATTCGATAAGCGTCTGCTTGTCCTAATCCGTCAGCGATGCCCTGGGCGAATGCTTCCTGCTTTGCGGTTAGCTTAACATCAGCCATTGAAGGTCTCTCCCGTCTCTGCGTGAGTAGCTTCCTTACCAGTGAAGTCCTGCCAACGCTTGATGATTACGTCACAGTATTTTGGGTCTAGTTCCATAAGACGAGCGTAACGTCCGTGCTTTTCCGCAGCGATGATTGTTGTTCCAGATCCACCGAAGCTGTCCAGGACTATATCAGCGCCCTTGGTGTTATTGAGCATTTGATATTCAAACAACTCAACTGGCTTCATAGTTGGATGCTCACCGTTGCGGCTTGGCTTATCAAACTCAAGGATAGTGGTTTGCTTGCGATCTGTTGCCCATAAATGAGCAGCGCCTTCTTTCCATCCATATAAGCAAGGCTCGTGCTTCCAGTGATAGTCTTGGCGTCCCATAACCATCGTGGACTTCTTCCAGATTAAGCACTGGCGCACCTTCCATCCCGCATCATGGGCAGCACCACGAAAATTATAACCTTCCGAATCAGCGTGCCAAATATAAAACACAGCACCTGGCTTCATAACAATATCAGCAGCAACATAAGCATCGCGTAGAAATGTGCGGAAGCTATCGTCGGTCATGCTGTCGTTTTGAATGGTTAGCGCGTCTTTTGTTTTGCCTTCATACGCCACGTTGTAAGGCGGGTCGGTCAACCACATATCGACCAGGTTACCTTCAGTTAGCTTTTCAAGCGCATCAACGCTTGTGCTATCCCCACACATTAATCTATGATTTCCTAGCACCCATACGTCACCCAGCACTGTCTTTGGAGTTTCAGGGACTTCGGGAACAGCGTCTTCGTCGGTCAGCCCTGCCGTTGGTTCTGGCTCCAGCAATCCATCAAGGAATTTTTCGTCAAAGCCCAGCAAGTTAATATCGAAGTTCTCTAAGTTGAGGTCTTCGATCTCCGCCTTCAGCATATCCATGTCCCACCCTGCGTTTAGGGCAAGCTGGTTGTCTGCTATCACTAGAGCGCGTTGCTGTGCCTTTGTCAGATGGTCGAGGATAATTGCTGGCACTTCTTCCATGCCGAGCTTTCTTGCTGCCAGTAAGCGTCCATGCCCTGCAATGATAGTGTTATCGTCATCTATCAGGATTGGGTTAGTCCAGCCAAATTCTTTTATGCTGGCTGCTATCTGTGCCACCTGTGCATCGCTGTGCGTGCGGCTGTTGGCTGCGTATGGAATTAAGTCTGCGACAGAGCGCGTTTCAATTTTCGGTGTCATCTCAGCTTCCAATAAGGTCTGGTGATGTCACTATAGAGACTGTCATCAATCAGAGCAAGGCTTGCGTATAAATATCACGAATCATCCGTCTTGAAGAAGTGACGAAGGCACTCAGCTTCCTTGTCAGACTGAAAACTAGCGATTGCCCAATCCTTCATGCTTTCCGTGCTGTATGCAGTCTGCTCATACGCTTCCGTGATGTATATGTCGATCATGGGTAGAACGTATACCATCTCATTTTCAACTAGAATGTCCTTCAGCTTTCCACGAATATAAGTTGGCGGTCTGTTATTCTGTCGCGCTGTCATGACTGCAGTTGCTGCGGCTCCAAGCATCTCACAAATCTGGACGTCTGTTTCGTCTATTTTTGCTGCTTTTGCTGGCATCGATACAGCCAGCGCCATAAATGCAAGCATTGTTAGTTTCTTAATCATTGATCTCCGCCCTTCCCTTCAGATACCCGCGCCGCCAATCTATATCCATATCAATATATGAAGAATCAACTGAAGGCGTATTGTGCAAACCCGCTTGATAACCAGATTCAAAATAGGATTTACGCATATTTTCACCAGCAGCATTTAGATTATCACTGACCAATTCAATGGTTTCCATTGCAATCAGCTTTGACAGATAGTGTTGCGCCTTCTTCAAATCCTCAATGCCGTTCTTATCACGATAGCGGGATAAATACTTTATGCAATTACCCTGCAAATATCCTGAGAAAGCTTCTGGCGACATCCAGGACTCCATTGCTTCCCAAGGCTGCACTGCCTTTGATGCGTAATGATCTCCGCCCACTTGATGTGAATTAATATCCTCCATCGAGCATCTCCTCCTCGCCATATCCAAACGGATCATATCCCTTTAGCATTGCATCGACTGCAACCATGATTGGCCCAGTGATACGAACCTTGCCAGATTCCATCTTGCGAACACTTGTTG